CGCGCAGTGGCATGCCACCCGAGCGAAATCTTGCCCGAGCCAGACTCATTCAGATCCAAATAGAAACCGCCCTGCGTCCCGCCGATCGGGGTAAACCAGCAGAAGTAGCGGTTGTCGTTCACAGCCGCGTACATCGACGGCGGATTCAGCGCCTGCCACTCCCGCTTAGTGAAGAGGCCCTCGGTAAGCAACCGCTCACTGCCTGGACCCGCAATAGCAATCAATCCCTCGAAAGTGGCAAACACCACCCCGATGTTCTTCAGGTACTGAATGCTGCGCTTGGAGGCACACCGGTACGGGTAGCTCGCTTTGGTCTGACTATAGTTGTCTGGGGTGTTGCCAGCGCATAGGTATGGGTGACGCTTGGTCATCACCACGACGGTGGAGTCGATCGCACCGATCCCCACGATGTCGTAGTCGAATGTCAATTGGAAGGCCAGGGGCCACGCGTGAGGGACGCCCTGAGCTGACAGGCACAGGTTGTTGCGCTCATAACCCGCGTAGATGCCATTAGGTAGCGCCAGGATCCCCAGCATGTTGGTCGGCGGCGGATACCACAGCAGGCTCTGCAGAACCTGCGACAGCGCCGTATCGGGCAACTGATCGACATAAACTGTGCTGCCCGTGCCAGAAAAGGCGATGTTGGCTTTGACCAGCAGGAACGAGGACCCCGTCGACCCAGTGACCGCGCGATACAGGTTCATCGATGGGTTGGGGGTTAACCCATCAAGCTGGGTCGGGGGAATGAAAGTGCTGCTGGCCGTGGTCCACGAGGCAGCCGGCGAAGCTTGGAAGTAGGTGATGTCCACACCCGCACCCGCGAGCGTGCCTGGCAACACGACGGAGACAGCCTGGCCGATCTGACGCGTGATCGTGTTGCTGCCGTCCGTGTTCACCATGGCCGGCGACGGCCCGGATTCCTCGCCCAGATCATTCACCAGCGTGTAGAGATAAGTCGTTGCCTGCAGGTTCGAGGTGGCTGCCGCAGGCCCTGTTCCCGCGATTGTGAAGTTATCGACTTTCAGTATGATCCAGTCTGGGTAAGCTTCGACTGGGTCCCAACATCCCACCCCAGCACCACTGCCGGCAATCGGCATTCCGGTCTGTGTCTGAGTGAAAGCCACGGTCGAGCCGAACTTGCAGGTAAAAACGATCGTGCCACTGGTCGTGGCTCCCGTGACCGGCGTGACTGCAAGCGTGGCATGGAACCACTGCCCGGTCTGAATGAAGCCGGTGAAGGTCGGATCCAAGTCGACGTGCCAAGTGGGAATCGATCCTGATGGGATGACGTACGTGCCGACGTCCGTGCCGATCACTCCATTGCTGACTGAAGCAAAATGCAGCGTGACACCTAGAGCGGTGTTCTCGATCCGAACCACGGAACCCGATACGCTGGAGTCCAGACCGATGAAGAAGTCCATCTTGCTCGGAGTCAGCCGCGCGTTAAAGGCCCGGATGAAAGTAAAGTCCACATCCAGCGTGACGGGCTGTGTCTGATCGATAGAGAAGTTCTTCGAAGCGATGACCTGCGTGGCACCGATCGATTGGATCTGCATGCAGGCCCCGGGATTGCCTCCCACTACCAAGAAGGATGCCCCGGTAGTGGTCGTATTGCCCGGTAGATTCCAGTTGATGGGGGCATCGAACGTGTCGATCAGCGTCACATTGTTGGCCCCTGCTGCAGCCGGCACCACGGCGCCCGAGGCCGGGACGCTCGGATTCGGCACTCCGATCTTGCGCGAGTAGATCGGGTACGGCCCGGCATTGGCGGCCACCGTGGAGCTGCCGGTAACTGGGTTGCCACCGCTGGTCAGGCCGGTCGACAGGCCCAGATCGGTGAAGCGCGGCACATCCAGACCGCAAAAATACGTCCGCACGCTCTGATCGTTCGAGATCGCCGCCTTGGCAACGTCGACCTCCTCGGCACCTGTGACTGACGTCTGCCGCACCCAGTACGCCATCCAGTTGGCCACCATGCCGGCGGCTGCACCGTTGTCAGCGAAGACCGTGATGTTGGTGCTGAACTCACCCGTGTTGAGCCACTTCACAAATGGGGTAGTACCGGAAAACCCCCCTAATCCGTGAAAAATTGTGGCCGAAGTCATACCACCCACAAGGTTGAGCAGATACCACTCCGAGCTTGAGGACACGATCCAAAGATGATTTAGGTCCGACTCCAGCATGCCGACGATACTGGCAGTTTGGTTGATTAAAGCCTCACGGTTCTGCACAGTCGATGAGCCCAGCGCAATGCTGTTCAAGCTCGTTAGATTATTCGGATCGCCCATTAACTCAGGCCCACTGGCCCAGGGCCCCACCGCAACCTCTGAAGCCGAGGCCGACGACAGCGTCAGTACGTGCCACGTATTGGCCGCACTGCTACTGGCACCCGTGAGCACAACCAAGTGAATCCCATCAGCACATGGCATTGCGCCCCAGATATAAGCGGGACTGCCGCTTAAGGCCGGGATCACGTCGTACACCGCTCTGCAATTGGCCGGGTTCAGAACCCACATGCAAGCATGAGTACCCGATGTGGCGGCTGAGACACCACCGGAGATCGAATTGGCTACGCTCGGTAACTGGAACTCGCACACCACGATGTAACCGCTGGGCTGCAAGACCATCGCAATGCCGGCGCCGTATGGAATCCCGGCCGTCGCACCCGGGCCTGGATAACCGTAGGTGTTATAGATATTGGGGATTGTGGCGAAGCCGTAGATTGAGCCCCAGTAAGCGTTTTCAGCCGCGGTCGCCGTCGTAGCCGCACCAGGGGCTCCGCTCGGAATTGCAGTCGGGTAGGCTTTGCCATCACCGCTCGGAGGGCCGGCGGGAGCTACACCCGAGGAACCACCGAAGGTCTGCAGGGGCTTGTAGTCGATCGTGGTGATGGTGGTCGACGTCAGGCTGTAGATCAGCGGGAACCGATCAGTCGCAGTCGGGCTGAGATTGGTTGTGACGTCGTAGAAAGGCGTGCCCTGCGCGATGGCCATTCAGAACACCTTCATCGCCCCGCCGGGGATCGTTGTCACTGTCGTGGGCTGATTCCAAGTCAGCCAGACTTGGTCGTCCAGGTAATAGATCGTGACGGGCTGAGAGGTGATGGCCTGCGTTGTGGAATTGACAAATCCGCTCCAGGACTCAATGTTGCCGGAGAGCAGGCGTGCGTTCTCCGAGTTCTGCCCAAATGCATTTGGCAGAAGGTGAGGGGCTATGCGGGGGGCTTCGCCCTTGAATCCTTGGACATCAATCGGCACCGTTTATCTCGCAATGAACGGCCTCGGAGTCGCGCGCACGCTGCCCTGCTGATTGGCCTTATCCTTCCAGGACCGCGCCATCCCGACACCCTCGAAGAAGTTTTGCTTAGCCTCCATCGCCAACGGCATATTGGCCCACTCCTCCTTGTCCATCATGTAGAGGTGCCACATGGCGCCCTCTTCAATGTAGATGTTGAATTTGCTCACCAGATCGTTCGGGATCGCGGTCGCGTTCAGCGACGTCTGGACCGTCAGCTCCATCGCCGACAGGTACGCTGCATTTGGAGTCGGGTAGAAGAGCACCGAGCCCTCTGGCACGTACGAGTAGTAAGTCGGCAGATCCGTCTTCATGTTCGGATCGAAGTTGTCCGGGTCTCCGGGACGCAAATTGATCCAAGTCAAATTCTGCTGTTGGATCTGACCGGCCTCAATGCCGATGACCTCCAGGTTCGGATCAGATCCAAAGTTGTAGGCCGGCTGATTGATCGTGAGCACCTGATTGGTGATGTTCCGCTTCAACCACATCGATCTTTTGCAAAGGTCGCGCGCTGCGCGCGCGTACGCTGCCTGCACGATCGGCACGGGCGCCTCCTTCACGCGCGCAGCCACATCCAGACACAGCAGCGAAATCGAGGTAAAGCCCGGCGGCAGCAATCCGGCGATCTGAGTCCCAGCAAAACTGGCTGCATCGATCGCCACACTGGGCGGTCCGGGGACGAGAGAGAAAGTGCCGCTGGACATTACTGTTGCCCAGCGTCACTGAGTTTCGGGGCAGTCTCGTGCTGGGCGATCTTGGCACCCATAATCCCGGCCTCGAACCGCTGCCAGAAAAACGCGGTCTTGGTTACATCGCGCCGCCTGGTGTTGGCTGCCATGGCCATGGCGCATACGCCATCTACCAGCGCACTGCGGTAATGGTCTGGCACCACGACCGGCGAGGCCAGGATAGTGCAAGTGGGCAGCGTCCCACACAAAGCAGTGATGGCGCCGCCCCCCGTATTGGGTGGGAAAACGTGAAAGATCACCGGGCTACGTTCGTCTGTCGTGACGTCCGACACGTCGACCGTGGCCGGATTAGAGCGCCAGGTCGGAAAGCGCCGATTCAGCAACGTCATGCCGCCCTTGGTGACTGCGTTGCCACTGACTGTGTTGAAGTACGGCTCCAAAATCTGGACCACACCAGCAGGCAAACCCTGCACACTGCCGGGTACCAACGCGAGGCTAAGGACAGCAGGTGCGATGTCACGCTTCAGCGTGACTGCGGCGGCCAGAGCTTCATTAAGCCAGCGCAGCAGCGATGCATCGGTCCAGGTCTGTGGACCAGATCCGTTGTCCAGCAGTACGTCACGAGCCGACAATAGGACGTCGCTCGCTAGAACGACAGCCATGACCTACGCTTCCGCCTCCTCTATCGCACCGATCCCATGCGCAGTCGGCAGCGGCGTGAGCGAGGCGATCTTCGCATCCTTCACAGCCAGCCGCGCTTCCTCCAGCGACGTCTTCGGAATTAGCTTGATGCCGAACTCCTCCCACGCATACTGAATCAGATCCGTACGAGACATCTTGTCGACGTCCAGCAGACCCATTTCGATCGCAAGCTGATTCGGGGAGGTGGGCGAGATCCGCGCAAGCCCCTGCAGATACGCCATGCGCTCCGGCAACGTCGCATCGATCTTGCCGTGGTACGGCCGCAGCCTGCCCATGCTGGCCTCGATCGCAACGTTATTGCCCATGCACACGTAGCCGTCATCCCTGATGCAGGGGAAGGTCGGCTCAACTTCGAATTTCTTCTGGTCTGGCATCGGATGCTCCCATCAAAACTGGGCCCGACCGGGTGATAAGGCCGGTCGGGTTGTCTCCCAGTGGCACCGCCGAACTCAGTTGCCCGTAAGGGTATGGCCAGGAACGCCCGAGGTTGAACGATGCTTCGGGCCTTCGCCCTCGGCCCCCGCCATCTTCTTGCCACCTTCTTCCGAATCGATATAGTGCTGCTCCGGGCCCAGTGGCTCATGCTTGAAGTTCATCTTCGCCTTGCCGCTGGCGTGACTGACCTCATGCTTAATCGTCTCCGGCGGATACTTGCACTCGCCGGGATGACCCTCCCCCTTGTAGATCGAGGGAACACCACCACCGCCGCCACCTTTGCGTACATTCGACATTCAAGACTCCTTATGGGTGCGCGTACGACGTGCCCAGGTAGGTCGCACCGATGACCTGGAACCCAAACACCATCAGCCCCCGAATCAGGTAACCGAAGTCGGCCGGGTTATCGATCATCTGCGCTTCCACGATTTGCGCGGCGAACGCCAGTCCCGCCGAGTGCCCAAACATGATCGACCAGGACGTGGTCCCGGACGTGTTCTTGGCAATGTTTCGAGACTGGTAGATGTTGAATCGATCAACCACCCCGACCTTCCCATTGCGCAGAATCGAAACACCATCGCCCGCCAGGCTGGCGATCCGCAGATCAGACCGCTTGATAAGGTTGATGTACCACGGGGGAGCTACCAACCAACGGCCTTCGTCCGAGACGTTGTTTTCGTCCAGGGCTTGACCCATGAAGGTGATGTGGTCCACCACCTGATCGACGTTGGTTGTCGTGGTGCCGGTCGGAATGATCTGCAGGGGCGTGGCGAGCGACCCTAACGGGATGTTGGCCGAGTCCTGGCCCGCGGCAGTGCCGGTATTGCTAGCATCAACCTGAGTCGGGATTGTGGTCAGCACCGTCGCATCGGCCGAGATCCGCAGTTGGATCGATCCGTCATTGGCGAAAATGTCGGATAGATCGACGTCGGATTGCCGAATGTCAACGATGTTCAGGCCAACGTTGAAGCTGAGCGCCTGATTGATGTTCAGCGTGACCGAGTTGCGACTCGGATACTGCGGCGTCAGACCTGCACCGATGACATACGTCGATACCGTGATGTCCGGTACCGTGCGAATGACCACCTGTGCCCCGAATCCGCTAATGTCCCCTTCGTAATCGGTCGTTGCAATTTCCCCGAAAACGGTAGTGCGGTAGAACTTTTCTACCAACTTGCCGCTATAAACAACGGGGTTGAAGTTAACTGTGCCGGTGGGATCGTATTGTGGGTACCCACCAGTTCGCGCCGGACCTCCAGCCATGTGGCCTCCTGGTCAGAGCGCAGAGGTTGAGGGGACGCTATCCGCGGCCGGCACTCTTCATCTGCGCAGCAACCCGCGCATCGAACAGGTCTGCCTCCTCCTTACTCATCTTGCCGATTGCCTTGCGCTTGTACCCTTCCTTGATCTCCATCGCCGTCAGGACCTTGCCGTCACTCCCTGGTGCGGGGTTGGGCGGATTGTCCCCACCCGTACCGTTCAATGTCGTCGGCGTCTCGGGTGGTGAGGGCGGCAGAGCTGCCGGTGCCAGCGACACTACGAATGCCTGCAGCATCTTGACGATGCCATCGGCGTTGTAGTCCGCCTTATGGATGTTGATGAGCTTCTGGCGTTGCAACCCAGAGGCATCATCGATACCCGATAACCACGCAAGCCAGCGTTGGTCTTTGTCGGTGACTTGCCACGTGGGAAAGCCGTCGTCCAGACCCTGGACAAACTTGCGGTGTCGCTCGATCTCCGATTCCTCGGCCCTTTGATTCTGCTTGTCCAACAGCGGTTTGACCGCTGCATCGATGCGCTCCTGTATCACCGCGTCAGCGGCTTGTAGGGACGCACGCAGAATGGCCGTGGCGCGCTCCTCCCCGATGGAGTCTATTTCCTCCTCGGTGAAGTGCTTTTTCAGATCGATGACGGGGGCGGTGGCTGGATGGGATTTGGCCAGCTCGGTGTTCTTTTCGCGCAGCTTGGCAAGGTCGGACTCCAGAGCTTGGATACGCGCCGAGGTACGTTTGTTGTCCTCGCGGCGCCATCCCTCGACACTCTGGCAACGTGCGAACCAGTAGTCTCGGGAAGCATCTCGTTCTGAATCCGGGGCATTGAGAAGCTGCTCGACAGTGAACGCCGCAGGTACAGCGGCTACCGGAGGTTTTTCCGGAGGCTTCGTTTCGGGAGGAGACTCGGCGGCTTTCAGCAGGTCTCGCGCGTTCTGGCCCGCGCGGGTAACCTGGTGAGGGAGCCGCACATTACCTTCGAGGCTCGGGTTCTCGTTCACGGGGTTCCTCGATAGCCGATCCCTCGGTCAAAGGAATTGGGGCTGAATCTTGGAGAGGACGGCTTCATGCCGGCGCGTCCTGAAACCGGGCCTGGGGGCGACGAACCGGTCCCAGGCTCTGCAGCTTGTTTCTCGCACCCTCGGTCGTGGCAGCGAAGTCGACCAACCACGCTGAGACTCCTTGGTAGCGATAGACGTCCGGGGCATCCACGGCCCGGAGCTTCTCGTCGGTGGACGCAAGCTCCCTGCTGAAAATCGATCTCAGAGGCGCAAATTCCGGGCTCGCGGCGAAGCGCGAGAGAAATTGCAGGTCCTCCGGGGTCAACCGCGTCAGCAAGGCACCTCCGATGGGCAGGCATCGTACAGCCGTTGTCTAGGGCAAGCAAGCTTTAGCTGGCATCGTCTTCGTCAGGAAACTCAATAGAATCATCACTGTCCCTCAGAAGCATGCGGATCGCCGTGTGTATGGCGATCAGGTTTTGTTCACGTCGACGGATCTCCGCGCGAGCTGCCTCGGCGTCGTGATGCTTGGAAACTTCGTGCTTGCGGATGGTCTGCTGCAGATCGTCCTCAAGGCGCTCCACCCGGGCCAGAAGACGTCGTAGGGCTGCATTGCTACCCCACTGGGCTGTGCGTCGCTGCTTGCCATCTGCGACGGCCTTGAGACGATTGCGACGCCGATCGAGCACCAACTGCCGGTGCAGTGCCGCGGCATGAGCCTTTTCAAGCCGATCGAGCAGGTCACGGACTGCGACAAGCTGGTCGGCCACCTGTTTGCGCTGGCCAGCCAGGTACTTGCGCCGCTCGGCCGAGAAGGCCGGCGCCGGCCTTTCCAACTTTCTCGTATCTGAGATACGCGAAGGTGATGTTTCACGTGGAACATCGCGAAGTGCCGGCTCCGCGGGTGCAGCAACTTCGCCGATTCCTGTGGCTTTTTCGCCAAAATCGATGGCGCGAATGAGCTTTTGCAGCAAAGCGCTGGGTTTGGCGGCCTGTTTTTGGGGCTTACTGGCCTCCAGAGGCTGTTTGGGCTCAGTTACGCCCCACTTGAACCTGACATTGCGGCGGCTTGGCCGCAAAAGCGTGGGGTCGAGCACCGCTGGCGGTGCCGGGGGCGGAATGAAATCGGGTGGCGCTTGGTGATCTTCGAAACCGTACGGCTCCTCCTCGTCCTCCGGAAGGTCATCGCCAAGAGTCGGGTAGAACTGGTCCTGGGTGAACTGCTGCTCGGCCGGCGCCGGCACCGCACCGAAGCCGTGGTCCTCGTCTTCCGGCTCCTCGCCGTCCGGGAAGGTCGCCTGAATATCCAGGCTGATCTCGTTGTCAGCGGCGCGCGGGTCGTCCGTGAATCCGTAGGGCTCCTCCTCTGGCTCCTCGGCCTCGGCCGGGTAATCGGCTCCGACCTGCTCGGCCTCTGGCTGAAAATCCTCCTCGATGTGGGTGAACTGGAACGCGAATGGCTCGTCTTCCGGCTCCTCGCTGTCCGGAAAGACCGGGACGATGAGGTCGATGTCGTCACCCGGCGGCTGCGCGAACCCATGGTCCTCGTCTTCCGGTTCGTCAGCCTGATCGGGGTACAGCGCCCAAATTTGATCTGGCGCAAAGTCGGCCGGTACCTGGTGGTCTTCGAAACCGAAGTCCTCGTCGGGCTCTGGGTCGACCTCATCCGGCCAGAGGCACACCACCAGGTCGACCTCCAGGCCGGCAATGGCCTGGAAGCCGTAATCCTCATCGTCGGGGGGATCCTCGGTCTGGTCCGTGCACCAGCCGCGGGTATCGAATGAAACTTCGTTGTCGGGCGGGGTCTGCCAGTCGACGAAGGTGAAATCCTCGTCCTCGGGCTCCTCGGGCTGGTCCTGCCAGTCGGCCCCTACCTGCTCCGATTCCGGTTGAAAATCATCGTCTTGCTGCGTGAACGCGAAGCCGAAGTCCTCGTCTTCCTCGGTTTCGACGGTGTCTGGGTAGTAAATCGTGACCTGGTCAACCTCCAGGCCCACCTGGTAGTCGACATGGCCATAGGCTTCATCGTCGGGCGGCTCGTCGGTGTCGTCCGGAAAGACGTTGACGATGAGGTCGACCTCGGTGCCAACCGGCGTAACGGCGGCGGCGAAGTCCTCATCGTCAAGATCCTCGGCGTCCGGAAGCGCGACCGCGCCCTGCTGGTCGTCATCCTGAAGGCAGAACTCGAACCCGAACGGCTCGTCCTCGGACTCCTCGGGGTCCGCCAGCAATACGATCGACTGCTGATCGGTGACCACCACCACATCGGGCGGAAGCTGGTGGTCCTCAAAGCTAAGATCTTCATCCTCTGGCTCGTCCGCCTGATCCGGCAAATTGAGCGAATAGGTCGCAACCGGCGGAGTGAACTGGTCCTCGGGAGGCGAGTAAACAAAACCGAAGTCCTCGTCGTCTGGTTCCTCATCGTTGTCGACAACGTAGGCTGCCTCGATCTGATTGACCGTGGCATTGATAACGTCGAATTGGGAGTTATCGTCGAACCCGAATGCCTCGTCGTCTGGCTCATCGTCCAAATCCGGGAAAACACAGACGATCAGGTCAACTTCAGGCCCGGCCAAGCCAAGCTGGAAGCCATAGTCCTCGCCATCAGGGGGATCCGCGGTTTGATCTGTGATCCAACCGCGGGTGTCAAAAGAGACTTCGTTGTCTGGCGGAAGCTGGTGATCTTCGAACCCGAAGTCCTCATCGGGTTCGCCGTCCGCATCGTCAAGGTAGACGATCGCACCTTGCTGCTGGTCATCGTCTTGCTGGACAAACTCAAAGCCGAATGGTTCGTCCTCGGCTTCTTCAGGATCGGGGAACGCATCCTGAATATCGAACGAAACGTCATTGTCGGGAGGCGGCGGCCCGGTTGAGTTGTAGTCCGGGTAGACCTCCTCGTAATCGTCGATCGCCTCAAGCTCTGGCTGGTCGATGTACGCTATCCCGGT